TTTTAGGGTAGGGGTAATATGTCTGCTGGAATTCATAACATCAAGGTTGAGCAAGGTGCGACATTTTCCCAAACCTTCACGTGGAAGATCAGCTCTAACGCGGTCAACCTAACAGGATACACCGCTCGACTTAAGGTACGCGATACTTCCCGTCGCCCATCTGCGGTGAATGAAATCATCTCTCTTACCTCACCTTCAGGAGGTATCGTCCTCGGCGGAGCAGCGGGAACAATCGCGGTGACGATTTCAGCCTCAGCCACGGCCGCGGTCGTAGCAGGCAAGTACGTCTATGATCTCGAGCTTGTTGCGTCTGACACCACCGTAACTCGTCTTCTAAAGGGCACCTTCACCGTTCTATCCGAGGTGACCTATTGACCGATCCAACGAGCATTGTCTCGGTCGGTGATCCCACTACCTCTGTAACTGTTACACCACAGCCAGATACTTTAGTAGAAACTACCGAGACTAGTACCTCGGTAACGGTTGTCACCGAGAGTGATGTTACGGTTGAGACCTCGCTGTCTCCTGTAACGGTAACCGTATTAACACAACCAGACATCGTCGTTGAAACAACTGTTCTCTCTACAGAGGTTGTTGTATCTAATCTTCAAGGCCCACAGGGACCTGTCGGCCCTACCGGTGCAGATTCAACCGTGCCTGGACCGACCGGCGCTCAGGGACCGGCGGGAGCGCCTACCGGAGCAACGGGCGCAACGGGAAACACAGGAACGCAAGGCAACACAGGTTTAACTGGTCTAACAGGATTAACGGGAGCAAAAGGAGATACAGGTGCGCAAGGCAATACGGGCAACACTGGCGGTATCGGCGCTACTGGCGCTACTGGTACTAACGGGTCAACGGGTGCTCAAGGGAATAGCGGAGCTACTGGAGGAACAGGATCCACTGGATCCGTTGGATTAACTGGTAATACAGGTTTAACTGGTGTAACTGGTAACACAGGAGCGACTGGTGAAACTGGAGTAACAGGCGCTGTTGGATTAACTGGATCTACAGGTTTAACTGGTGTAACTGGCGCGCAAGGGTTAACAGGCTCAACTGGTCTAACTGGTATGACAGGTAACACCGGCGCGCAAGGTAACACCGGCGCTGTTGGGCAAACTGGTGCAACAGGCTTAACTGGTGCAACAGGTATGACAGGGCTTACAGGAGCTACCGGTGTAACTGGTGCGCAAGGAAATACCGGGGCACAGGGAACATCAATCAATGTTCGTGGCAGCGTTTCTTTAGTTGTAGATCTCCCTCCTACAGGTAACGCTGTAAATGATGCATACATCGTAGATGCAGACGGCGACCTATATGTTTGGAATGGCAGTGCATGGAGTAGCGTTGGACAGATCGTCGGGCCACAAGGTTCACAAGGAGTTACCGGCAACACGGGAGCCGTTGGAAATACAGGTCTTACCGGAGCAACAGGTTTAACTGGCAATACAGGAGCCGTTGGGCAAACTGGATCTACAGGTGCGGTTGGCTTAACAGGCAGCACTGGTTTAACAGGTAGCACTGGATTAACAGGTGCAACAGGATTAACAGGAATGACCGGTAGTACAGGTTTAACTGGCTTAACAGGTGCAACAGGAAGTACGGGAGCAGATGGACAGACTGGATCTACAGGTTATACGGGAAGCACAGGAGCAACGGGAGCAGTTGGACAGACTGGAGCTACCGGAGATGTGGGAGCAACTGGACAAACTGGTTCCACCGGAGCAACAGGTTTAGTTGGTAACACAGGTGCGACCGGTAGCACCGGCGCAACAGGAGTTACTGGTAATACTGGTTTAACGGGCGCAACTGGCGCAACGGGAGACGAAGGACAGTTCTCTATTGTTGACGCCGTGCCACCGACGGGTGTAAGTGGAGCTGCGTGGTTTAACGCAAATGACGGCGCGGTGTATGTTTACTACGACGGCGCGTGGGTAGAAGCCGTTGGCGGAAACATCGGGCCTACAGGAACGATATCTATAGTCACCGCCCCCGCTAGCTCGGCATCACCTGGAACTACAGGACAGGCAGGGTATGACGCTTCCTATCTTTATGTATGTGTAGCAACTAACACGTGGATTAGAGTTCTCAGAAGCGCCTGGTAGTTCAAAACTCTAAGCCCTGCCAAACCGCTTAAACCCTGTTAAAATCCGTACATCCTTGACCTTAAGGATGTACAATGTCTTTGTATAGTTGTAGGTATTGAAATATTGTACATTAGCGATAGAAGGTACTGTTTTTGACTAAGAATGTACAACCTGAAAAGCAGGTAGAACACGCCCTTTTGTATGCTCGAGTCAGCACACAGATGCAGGTTAACGACGGCATGAGTATGGAAGCTCAAGAGAAGACTTTACGCAATGCGGCAGAGTTTGCAGGCTTCTCAAGCGTTGAAGTCTTGCTTGAAGAAGGCCGCAGCGGTAAGTCAATTACAGGCAGACCCGTTCTACGTGACGCGCTAACTAGGCTCGATAATGGAACTGCGCAGGCTTTGATTGTTACGCGCATTGACAGACTTGCAAGATCTACTACCGACTTCTTGTCAATAGTAGACCGCGCGGCTAAGAACAACTGGCGTCTAGTCCTTCTTGACTTAAACCTAGACACCAGCACGTATCAAGGTAGGTTTGTTACGACCATCATGTCTGCTCTTGCCGAGATGGAACGTGGCATTATCGCAGAGCGTCAAAAAGATGTACATAAACACAGACGAGACAGTGGGCAGGTGTGGGGAGTAGATCTAGGTCCCAAGCAGTTAATTTCAGATGAGATTCGTAGTCGTATTATAGCAGAACGAGAAAAAGGTCTTTCTCTGCGTGTTATAGCGCGGATGCTTGACGTTGAAGGCATTCCTACCGCCTATGGCGGAAAATGGTCCGCTTCTAGTATTAAGTATGTACTAGATCAACAATCAGATGAAGCAAAGTAGGATAGAATAAGCACATGCCAATCCTAGGAGCAAGAGCTTCAGCTACAAAACCAGCACCAGGCGCACCGACAGTTGGAACAGCGACTGTAACGAACTCAACAACTGTGTCGTTGACCTTCACTGCACCTACGTCTAAACTTCCTCCCACTTCATACACAGTAACAAGCTCACCTTCAATAGCTTTAAGCGTATCAGGTTCGTCTAGTCCTTTAACAGTTACAGGTTCTTTTGTCATAAGTACTGGCTACACATTTAGTATTTCTGCTGTAAACGCGCAAGGTACTTCCCCTGCGTCTAGTTCTTCAAACTCTATTACTCCTAAAACTACCTACAGTTTAGGTGACGCTGGTCCAGGCGGAGGAAGAATATTTTATGACGCTGGTTCAACTTTATCTTGGGGTAGGTATTTAGAAGCTGCAACAAGTGCATCTTCTCCTGCTTGGAATGATTCTATTTCTTATTTATGGAAGGCTGCTTCTGGCACCCTTGGGTGTAATGCTACTGCAATAGGAACTGGAAAAGCAAATACAGACACTCTTGTGGCCAATAACGGCCCAGCAGGTACTGTATGTAGAAACTATACTGGAGGAGGATTTTCTGGTTCTTCCACTGGGTGGTTCTTACCTTCTAAAGATGAACTTAATCAAATTTATATACGACAAAATATTATTGGAGGGTTTATTAGTGGAACCGCCTATTGGTCGTCATCTGAGCACAACGCAAGTCTTTCAGCCACTCACGCATGGGCACAATTTATAAATGATAGTGGGCAGAATGGCGCAACATATTTAGTTAATAAGACTAATACGCAGTATCCTGTTCGTGCAATAAGGTCTTTCTAAGGGAGCAATAGATGCAAGGATTCTATAAAGACGATAATGGCTTCTTAGTCTGGTCTGCAGACAGAGTTCTCAATGAACGCTTTGAACTGTGGCTAGACCAAAAAGATACTTACACCTACCCTGTTGAAGGTTGGTATTGGTTTGATTCCGAGATTGAAGCGCGTAACACTCTCTCATGCTACGGCCCTCAGCCTTTTCCTTCCTGGACAGTTAACACGACAACTGCCCGTTGGGAAGCGCCAACTCCACACCCAACAGATGAAAAACAGTATGCCTGGGATGAGTCAACTTTATCTTGGGTAGAAGTTCAGTAAACTTAAAAAGATAGAGCCGGACGCGCGATTACTCGCGCTATCCGGCTCTCTACGTTTTAGGCGTTCTCTCCCGGGACACCAAAAACTAGTATAACTATATACCTAAAAGGCCTACTTAACAGGCAATCCTGTAATAGATTTCCAAGTTTTTGCATCAACGATGCCGGTTACAGGTAGCTTCTTAGCCTTCTGGTGCGCCATGACAGCCTTCTTTGTGACTGGACCGAATTGTCCGTCGGCTGGCTTGATCTCAAGAGCTGCCTGCACGGTCTTAACATGAATACCAGACTCGCCAGGATCAATTGTCTCGCCAGGATAAACCTTACCTGTTGTATCCTTTTCCTTTACTTCTTTAACTGCAACTGGAGCAGCTGCTGATCCAGCGTAGTCAGGACGACCCCAACCGACAACACCAACAACAAGTTTCTTCTTGTTGTTCTTTAAATAACCGCGCTCCTTCTTGCAGGTTTCCCCGCCGTTGCGCTGATCACCCTTAGCGTTGCCTGAGGTGTTGCCTTCTAGGCAAATCATTGTGCCGTCCTTGTTATCCTTTACGACGATTCCTACGTGCGAGATGCGGTCTACACCGTCTCCTGGAAAGTCAAAGTAAACAATGTCGCCAGGTTGTGGAGTGTTAACTCCGTCGTTGTCGTACCAGCGCTTCATCTTCTTAAATGCATCTGCGCCTGCAACTGTTGAAACGGTGTTAGGCACCTTAACTCCAGCTTGATTTGCACACCACATCACGTATGATCCACACCAAGCTAAGAAATTAGCCTTTGTGAACGCACCGTACTTTGTTTCGTTGTCCTTAGGACCCTCAATGGTTCCTACCTCAGCAAGCGCAACTTCAATAAGTCGCGCGGCTGTTCCTTGGGCTGCTGCCATTTTTATCCTCCAAATGCTTTCGTGAATCCTTCAGGGCAAGTTTTATTACATATTAACTCTGCAATAACAGGTGCAAATGCTGCAGCAATTGCGGCACCAACACCTAATGGTGTTGC